CACAAAATTCTGGCACATCGGGCGATACAATACGATACACCCCTAAAGGGGTTGTATCGTTTATATCGTCATCCCTCGCCTTGTCAAACAATACGTTTGTATCGTTTGTATCGTACCGTATCGTTTGTATCGTCTACTTCGATGACCTTCTCATCATCATCGAGGCCGCTGTAGCCGCTTCCACCACCAGCCACCCTTTGTCGTGCGCCTGTATTATCTCTGCCTCCAGTAGGTTATATATAAACTTCCCCTTTGACCCAGGTTGAGCATAGAATTTAGAGGTGCCTTCTGATAATCCCTTACTCGAAATAAAATAGGAAATCAGGGCATCTCTTGTTATGTATGGAGAATCGTTTTGATCCTCAGAACCGGACGCAAACCACGCTGAAACCAAGTCTTGGATGTTCTTGGATTGATCCTTGCCCTTCTTCTCCTGCCTCTCCGGCGGGTTCTCCTCGATCTCAAAGACCGCGCCTTTGATCTCCTCGCCGTCTTCATCGAACCACCCGAGTGGCACCGAGGTGAGCTTGCCGAAGAACGGCTGTGGCTCCTCTGTGTCCTTCATCTTGGTGCAGACAATCTCGATACACCCGTCCAGCTTGTTAATCAAGATCGACGCATCAAGGCTGGCCTTCCAAGCGCTTGAGCCTCGCGCCCGCTGCTTGCTGTCCACAGCATGGCCCGAGTGGTGATTGAGGCAGACAGCGGCATTGAGCGCCCTGGCGACGATGTTGCAGGCGTTGAACATGTTGCGCGTGTCTTTCGCGGAATTTTCATCGCCTGACATGTGGTTATTCACCGTGTCAATGAAGATGACCACCGCTTCCTCGGTCGTGATCTCATGGACTGCATTCAGTATCTGAGCGGCAGCGGCAGGGTTGTCGGCATCGATGGCCTTGTTGCTGATGAGCAAGTTATCTAGGCTACTGATGTCGTGATGCTTGCACCATGCGGCGACCCGCTGACGGATACCGTAGTTGCCCTCGCCGGCCATGTAGACCACGATTCCCGCTTTGGTCTTGTGTCCATGCCAAGGCATCCCTGCGGCGATGTGGCAAGCCATATCGAGCGTGACGAATGTCTTACCAACGCCAGATTCGCCGTACACCATGCTTGTCGAGCTATCTGGCAACCACCCTTTGATGATCCACTTCAGCGGTGCCGGCTGGCTTAGATAGGACGTTGCGCGGGTAAAGAAATAATCCTGTGTCGACGCCTTCACTGCTGACAGCAACGCTTCAGCGGCTTCTGACCCCATGCTTGTGTCCGCAGCGATGTCGCTCTCAGGCTCATAGCGGCAGACAGACCGGACAATCTGGGATAGCTCAGACGATGGCAGCGGAATCTCGCAGCGTGTCTCATTGGCTACAGCAAGTGCTGCCAGGATTTCTGCCTCGGTCATGCCGTAGCGCCGCATGGCACCGCCAAGCGCAGTCAAGCCATTGTTGCGCCCACCTTGGATCAAGTTCGACCCGGTAGCCTGGACTGCATTGCTTGGCTTGCGCTTGACCGTATAGGCATCCTTCCACTCCACCGGCATGCGAAACGGTGCGATGCCGTCACTTGGGTCTGACGAGGCCTCCCACTCATATGACCGGCCCTCAATGGTCGAAGGATGGGCAACAAAATAGCGGCCATCGGCCAACAGGTCTACGCCGTCAATGAGCTTGCAAGACCTGATCTCTGCGTCATTGACCGCAATGTGATGCTGCCCGCCGCCTGCGGTGAGTTGCATAGGCCCATCTGGGACGCTGCCGTACTGGCTTGTCCATTCGTCCCATGACGTATCGCCACCGTTTCGCGGGTCAATGTCGAACACCATGATGCCCGAGATGGCCCCTGCGGCGATGCCGATGTTGTAGTCTGGGTTCTGGTGCCACCAGCGGGCTATCTGCTCGGCATCTACAGTGGCGTCCCGTACACCGTGCTGGGTAGCGGGGATCTTGCCATTTGGCACCACTGGGATAACATGCCAGCCCCAGGATGCGTAAGTAAGTGCTGCCTCAATCTTGCTTATCATCGCGCTCTGCTTTCAGTGATCCTGCTGTTTTGACTTCGAGTTCGTACTGTCTTGACATAGGGGGATAGGCTCCCCAGGCATAGATCACTTGGGGCCAGACCCCGAGGGCATCGGCAAGCTTCTTCAAGCCGCCGTAGTGGGCAATCGCTTCTTCTGTTTTCACTTTATTCTGACTTTCTTGAAATGGGGTGTTGACATCCTAACAGGAATTCCATAAGATGCACAACATGCGCTGAACAGATGTCCTGACGAGCGTATTTGTGAAGGAACAAAACATGGCATTGCAACTCAAGTCCACCGGCAAGCTGATGCTGAAGGGCATCAACCTGCTGGTCTATGGGCAGGCTGGCGCGGGCAAGACAAGCCTGATAGCCACCTTGCCGAATCCTATCGTCCTGTCTGCCGAGGGTGGCCTGCTCTCGATTCAAGACGCTGACCTGCCTTACCTTGAGATCGACGGGATGTCGACGCTCATGGAGGCTTATAGCTGGCTCAAGGACAGCGCCGAGGCCCAGGCGTACCAATCGGTGGCGCTCGACAGCATCAGCGAGATTGCTGAAGTTGTGCTGAACGCTGAGAAGAAGGCGACGAAAGACCCCCGCGCTGCTTACGGCAACATGCAAGAGCAGATGGCCGACATCATTCGGGCTTTCCGTGATCTGCCGGGACGGCATGTCTACATGTCTGCAAAGCTTGAGAAGACCCAGGACGAGATGGGTCGCGTACTCTACTCGCCGTCTATGCCGGGTAACAAAACCGGACAGGCGCTGCCTTACTTCTTCGACGAGGTATTGGCCCTGCGGATTGAGAAAGATGCCGAAGGGGTGATTCAGCGCGGTCTGATGTGTGACTCGGACGGCCTGTGGCTGGCTAAAGACCGCTCGGGCAAGCTTGACGCTTGGGAGCCTGCTGACCTGGGTGCTGTTATTACCAAGATTGGAGCAAAACGTGGCAACTAAGAAAACCGCTGTCCCACCACAGACCAGGGTGTCGAGACAGGTCTACGTGCTGAACGGCATCACTTATGTTCCGCACTACAGCAAGGACTGTTTTGTTGGCCCAGGCTATGGCTTGAACCACAAGCAGCATATTTATGAATCCACACTGCGACTGAAAAACGCAGAGCCAAAGATGATGCTTTTGTGGGAACCGGAGGCAAAACCATGCAACCAAACCTAAAAGAGTACGTCAACCTGTGGCTTGCCGCAAAAGACGAAGAGCGCGTGGCAATCACTTGCCGGCGGGACGCTGAGGATTGCTTGGTCAAAGCCCTTGAGGTCGCCAAAGACCTTGATGGGACGATGACCACGCTGGTTCGTGCTGACCAACTGACCTACACCGTTCGCGTTCAAGGCCGTCTAAACCGCAAGGTTGATTCAGACGCCCTGCAAGTAATTGCGGCAGAACAGGGTACGCAAGACGCCTTGTCAAGCCTTTTCCGCTGGACTCCCGAAATCAATATCACGGCTTGGAAAGCAGCCGACGATTCGATTACCCGTCCTTTTTTGGACGCTATTGTTACCACCCCCGGACGCCCGTCCTTTACCATTACTTTGAAAGATTAATCATCATGGCTTCAATTGACTTCAGTATTGACGATCTTCCCGTATCTTCCAACAACTTCGAGCCTATTCCTGATGGCTGGTATGACGCCACCATCGTGGAAAGTTCAATGAAGGACACCAAGGCGGGCACCGGCGAGTACATTGCCGTGCGTTACAAGATCGATGGCCCGAGCCACCAGGGTCGCGTATTGTTCGGTAATCTGAACGTGAAGAACCCCAACCCGAAGGCTGAAGAGATCGGTCGCCAGCAGTTGGGCGAAATCATGCGGGCTATTGGGTTGACCAGGGTTTCCAACACTGACCAGCTTATCGGCGGTCAACTGTCGATAAAAATCGTCATCAAACGCGATCAGCAATATGGCGATGGAAACGACATCAAAGGCTTCAAAGCAATTGCCGGCGTTGTCCGCACATCCAAAGCATCTGCACCCGCCACTTTGGCTAAAACCGCACCCCCCTGGAGCAAATAATGAAAATCCACTTTGACACTGCCGAGATCGAGCAGATTCTGATTGACCGCGCAAACCAGCTTTGCTTGACAGGCAACAAGCCTTTCAATGCATTGCGGTTTGACTCTTACGCTTATATTTCTGGCGTGAGCGTAATGCATGAGCCGCCGGAAGAGCCGGTGCAGGCAGCGTTGGTTTAATCATTAGGACAAGACATGGCACTCATTCCCCCCCCAACTGACCTGATTGCTGAAGCAATCGATGCCCATCATGCCGCCAAGGTAGAACTTCCCCGCGCCCACCTGGGTGCGTCTATCCTGGGACATCACTGCGAACGCTGGCTTTGGCTGTCGTTTCGCTGGGCAGTCATCGAGCGCTTCAAAGGCCGTACTCTGCGCCTGTTTCGGCGTGGGCATAATGAAGAGGCGACTATCGTTGCCGACCTCAAGGCCATCGGGATCGAGATTCACTCGACCGAAGGTGGGCAAGCAAGGGTGGATTTTGGGTGCCATGTCGGCGGTAGTATTGACGGAATTATTGAGTCTGGCGTACCCGGTGCGCCGACCAAGCGTCATATTGCCGAGTTCAAGACTCATTCCAAGAAATCGTTTGACGATGTATTGAAGGTGGGCGTCGAGATTTCCAAGCCCATGCACTATGCCCAGATGCAGGCATACATGCACGGCACCCAGATTGACCGGGCGTTGTATCTGGCGGTCTGCAAGGACGATGACCGGCTGTACACCGAACGAGTGCGCTATGACGAAGCCTTTGCGACCAAGCTGATTGCCAAAGGCCATAGGTTGGTCATGGACAACCTTATCCCACCGCCGATCTCCACCAATCCTAGCTGGTACGAATGCAAGTGGTGCCCCGCGCATAGCTTTTGCCACGGGGGCCAGCAGATATCAGAGAAAAATTGCCGAACTTGTAATGAGGCATCGCCTGTCGCTGATGGCACATGGCACTGCTCCCAGTGGGACGCAACAATACCGCTCGAGGCCCAGGTCAAAGGATGTGAGCAGCACATGATTCATTGGGACATGGGGGCGAAGGTATGAAGCGCCGCCGCTCCCCCCTAATCAACGTCATCAGCAACCCGGTAACCCGAGCCATTGAAAAGGCGGCAATGAACCAGTTTGTGCTGGATTCCTCGATAGCCTTCTGGTCAATGCCCGAAGGCACACCATGCAAATCCCTGCTGATAGGGGTTTCCAAGACCGTCATCAGCGCTATCAAAGCCATCGAAGGCATGGATGACCCCCACGGTATAGGCGACGATTTCCTGCTGTGCGTTGAGCAGATGATCGATGCTAGTGAGCGCGGCTATACGTGGCGAGTATCGGACGCTGCGGCGTTTGAGAATGCGCTACGTGCCGCTGTAGACATCTTGCAGGGCGTGTCCCCTGTTGAGATGCTGGACGCGACCGTTTGGGTCAATCAGTGTGGGAGTGTGTTGGCATGAAGCGACATTTATTGGGCATTTATGCATTACAATGACAACATTCTCACTTAATAAAGAAATGATCATTATGGGCAAGCCAACAATCAACATGATCGGATTTAAATCCAACCGATGGGTTGTCGTATCCGAAGCATTAAAGCCATTCGATGCAAAAAGAACTGGTAAGTTTTGGAATTGCATTTGTGAATGTGGAACAGAGCGAATTGTCTATGGCGCCACGATTAGAAGCGAAAGCAGCAAATCGTGTGGCTGTCTTAAATCAGAGAAAAGTTCAATTGCCATGAAAGCCATGAGGCTGCGCCAATCTGGGTCTTTGCATGATCGTTTTTTTTCTCGTTTTGTCAAACTTGATAACGGCTGCTGGCAATGGAGATCACACACTGACAAAGATGGCTATGGCGTATTGCCTGGGGATCGTCAAAACACAAGAGCACATCGACTTTCT